GATGGCGAGGACCGCACCTTCGCCGACGTCGCCGCGGCGCGGGGTTCCGCCGCCTCACACGACGGCGTCGCAGCGTAGCTCGAACCGACATGCGGGATGCCCGGACGCGGCGCAGGCCACCTCGCGGCAGACAGGCTCACCCGCGCGTCCCGCCATCTCCAGCACGTAGCGCATGCCGCCGGCGAAGCTGCCCTCGAAGGTGTAGCAGACGTGCCGCCCCGTCTCGTGCCCATAGCCGAGCGCGAAGACGGAATGCCGCACCGTGACAGTCGCCGTGCCGGCGGCTTCGTCCAGCGCGGTGATATCGAGCTGACCGTAGCCGCGCTGCGACAACCGCTTGAGGTAGTGGCGAAAGGTCTCGACCGGCGTCAGGCCGTGCGTCTTCGCCTCCGCCCGGCACCACTGAAGGGCGGAGAGGTCGCTCGAGGCGTAGAGGATCTCCCGATACGCCTCGGGGCCGATGGCGGCCTCGATGCCCTTCTGCATGTTCACCAGGAAATGCCGCGGCAGGTAGATCATCGGCAGGCCGTCGGTCCGCCAGATGCCCGTCTCGGGATCCACGTCGATGGGGACTTGGGGCTCTGCCATGGCTTCTCCTGACGGCTGCGGGCCCGAGGGCCGCGGCGGCGATCATGATGTGAGCCAGACCGTCGAATCATAGCAATCCCGCGACGCCCCATCTTGCTTGGCTCGTGCGCGCCACAGCGCGAATGGTCCGTCACACGCAGGGGATGCCCTGCACCAAGACGGAGACGACCATGACCGACCGCACCGTCCGCGCCGCCCGCAATCAGGAAAACAGCCTGACCGCCTTCCTGGCGAAGAAGGCCGAATTCGACGCCCTCCTCGCCGAACTGCAGCAGGCCAGCGACGACCATTTCGGCGCGGACCCCGAGACGGTGCTCTGGGGCGAAGCCGCCTGGCTTTCGGATGCCACGGCGAAGCTGAAGGACATCGCGGACCAGCACTTCCGCCGCGGCGAATACGCCTCCTGACGCGGGACGCTCCCGCGCAGCCCCGACCGGGTTCCGCCCGGCGGGGCTCCCGGCAGTAGGGGCCGATGACCGGCACCCGGAACCGGAGACCACCACGATGACCAAGCTTTCCGACAGCCAGCGCGTGATCCTGAGCGCCGCCGCGCAGCACGAGATGGGCCTCGCCCGCGCGCCGAAGAGCCTGCCGGCCGCGGCCCGCAACGCGGTGTTCCGCAGCCTGATCAAGACCAACCTGCTCACCGAGATCAACGCCCCGCGCGAGCATGTCGGCTTGGGCTGGCGGCAGGATGAGGACGGCACCTGGATTGTGGCGCGCATCACCGACGAGGGGCTGCGCGCCATCGGCATCGACCCGAATGAGGGCGACGCGCTGGCCGGCGAGCCCGACTGCTCCGGCATCGAGGGCAGCGTGCCCGACACGGCGCCCGCGGGCGCGGACGACGCCGCAGAGGGGGATGCCCCCGCGGACGAAGCCGAACCCACCCAGGGCGCGCCCAAGCCCGCCCCGCGCGCCAGCCTGCGCGACACCGCCGCGGCGGTGCTGGCCGCCTGGGACGCCAGCCCGGCGCAGGACGCGACCGACAACCCGATCAGCCGCGCCATCGAGGCCCTCCGCACCGCCGTCGCCGGCAAGCCGCTCCGCGCCGCGCGCGAGCCCGGCGCCCCGCGGAAGCCGCGGGAGGGCACGAAGCAGGAGCAGGTGCTGGCCATGCTGCGCCGCCCCAAGGGTGCGACGGTCGCACAGATCGCGGAGGCCACCGGCTGGGCACAGCACACGGTCCGCGGGTTCTTCGCGGGGCTCAAGAAGAAGGGCCACGCGGTCGAGGTGCGCGAGCGCATCCGCCAGGTCGGCCCCAACAAGACGGGCGCGAAGGGCTCCTTTACGGTCTACGCCTTGGCTGAGTGAAGCATCTCAGCCACGCCACTGAACATGATCGGAAGCGCCGGGGATCATCCAGATTCCCGGCGCCTTATTGAGTTGGCTGCGCTCCGACACAGCGCGAATCGTCCGTCACGCGCAGGGCATCCCTCCCCGCCGAGACGGAGACGACGATGAGCAGAGTGACAACAGCGACGTTGATGCGCAGCGTGGACAGCAGCATTGTTGCGATCATCGAGGCTGCAGATGCTGGCGATGTCGAGCGCCTGGTCTCGCTGCTCTACACCACTCGCGACGTGATCGGGGTACTGCCCCACAAGGAGCGCGAGGTCGCAACCGCGCAACTGCGCCAGACCATGCGTGACCTGGATGCCAAGGCTTGCGCGCGCATCGGCAGCATCACGCAGATCGCGCGGACGTGGTGAGCAGGATGGCAATGCGCGCGGAACGCCGCTGGATCATCCTAACGCAGGACGGCCGCCACGTGACGATGGGTCGCGCCAAGTCGCCCAGCGAGGCGGAGATTGAAGCCGCCGCGGCGGCGCTCGCCGCGCAGGGGCTGGCCGGTTGGCTCGCCACGCTGGACGGGAACTACTGGTCACGCCGCAGCGTGGTCCTTGCGCCGGTGCAGATGCTCGGCGACGGCACCACGCTGGATTGGTCCACCGCCATCACCGCCTTTGAAGCCGCCCGCCAGCACGCACTGCGCCCCCGGTAAACACGCGCGCAGCCCATCCTCGTGCGGCGGGAGGTCGCCGCCATGCCGGAAATGACCGCTTCGACGCGCGAGGCCGCGCGACGCCTCGGCGTCAGCGACACCGCCATCCACAAGGCCGAACAGGCGGGCCGCATCGCCCGCGAGCCGGACGGCCAGTGGGATATCGACAAGACCCGCCGCCGCCTGACTGAAACCGCTGATCCCGTCCGCTCGCCACTGGCCAGCGGTGCCGGCGCCGAGGCCACGCCCTTCGCGCGGCTGAAGGTCGCGCAGCTCGCCCTGAAGGTGGAGGCGCAGCGCCTCTCCCTGGATGAGACCAGGCGCCGCCTTGTCGACGTCACCGAGGCCAATGCCGCGCTCGATGAGATCGGCAGCACGATGCGCGACGCGCTGCTGAACTGGCCGGCTCGCGTCTCGGGGCTGATCGCCGCCGAGATAAGCGTCGACCCGCATCTGCTGCAGACCATCCTGCAGAGCCACATCAACGACCTGCTGACGGAGGCGGCCGATCGCTTCGATCCAGCAGGCCTCGGAGGGGATCGGGCTTCGCAGCCGTGACCATGTGCGCCGGCGTGTCGGCGCCATGCTCCGGCCGCCACCGCAGCTCACGGTTTCGGAATGGGCCGAGCGCCATCGCATGCTCGGCAGCCGCGCCTCGGCCGAACCGGGCCCCTGGCGCACTAGCCGCACGCCGTATCTGAAGGATGTGATGGACGCGCTGTCCGCGGTGCATCCGGCCCGGCGCGTCGTGTTCATGAAGGGCGCGCAGGTCGGGGCCACGGAAAGCGGAAACAACTGGCTCGGCTACATCATGCACCACGTGCCGGCACCGGCGCTGGCGGTGCAGCCGACCGTCGAACTGGCCAAGAGGTTCTCGCGCCAGCGCATTGATCCGCTGCTGGAGGAAACGCCCGCGCTGCGGGAACGGGTTGCCCCGGCGCGGGCCCGCGACAGCGGCAACACCATGCTGTCGAAGGAATTCCCCGGCGGCATCCTGGTGCTGACCGGTGCCAACAGCGCGGTCGGGCTGCGCTCGATGACCGCGCGCTTCCTGTTCCTCGACGAGGTGGACGCCTATCCCGGCGACGTCGCCGGCGAGGGTGATCCGATTGCCCTGGCCGAGGCCAGGGCGCGGACCTTCGGCTGGCGACGCAAGGCCTTCCTGGTCTCGACACCGACCATCGCCGGCCGCAGCCGGATCGAGCGGGAGTATCTCGCCTCCGACCAGCGTCGGTTCTTCGTGCCGTGCCCGGAGTGCGGCGAGATGCAGTGGCTGCGCTTCGAGCGGCTGCTCTGGGAGAAGGGTGCGCCGGAGACGGCGCGGTATCACTGCTCGGCCTGCGATCACCCGATGCAGGAGCACGACAAGACTGCGATGCTCGGCGGTGGGGAGTGGCGCGCGACGGCCGAGGGCCAAGACCCGCACACGATCGGCTTCCACATCTCGGCGCTCTACTCGCCGGTGGGCTGGCTGTCCTGGGCGCAGATCGCCCGGGATTGGGAGGCGGCGCAGGGCAAGCCCGAGGACATCAAGACTTTTCGGAACACGGTGCTGGGCGAGACCTGGCTGGAGCAGGGCGAGGCGCCCGATTGGGAACGCCTGGTCGAGCGCCGCGAAGATTTCGCCATGGGCGTGGTGCCGCCCGGCGCGCTGGTGCTGACCGCCGGCGTGGACGTGCAAGACGATCGTCTCGAATGCGATGTCTGGGGCTGGGCGGAAGGCTTCTCCTCCTGGCTGGTGGACCATGTAGTGATCCAGGGCAGCCCGCGGGACCGCGAGCCCTGGGACGAGCTGGCGAAGCTGCTGGCGCGCGACTGGCCACGCCAGGGCGGCGGTGCCATGCGCATTGCCCGACTCTGCGTCGACACCGGCGGCCGCGACACGGCCGCCGTCTATGGCCATCTGCGCCGGCTACGGGATCCGCGCATCGCGCCGACCAAGGGCATCGACGGCTGGAACCGGGCGCAGCCCGTCCAGGGCCCAACGCCGGTGGATGCGCTGGTCAACGGCCAGAAGCTGCGCCGCGGCCTCAAGCTCTGGACGGTTTCGGTCTCCACCTGGAAGGCCGATCTCTATCGCCGGCTCTGGCTCGGCCGCGGCGATGCGGAGGAATTCCCGCCCGGCTGGGTGCATCTGCCGCAGGGCATCGAGGCCGAATGGGTGAAGCAGTTGGTCGCCGAGCAGCTGCGCACCACGAAGGATCGCCGCGGCTTTGCGCGGCAGGAATGGGCCAAGCTGCGCGAGAGGAACGAGGCGCTGGACTGTGCCGTGCTGGCGCGGGCGGCGCTGTGGCTGCTGGGCGCGGATCGGTATGGCGAGCAGTTCTGGGCGCGGCTGCGGGACGAGGCAGCGGATGCGCCACTTGCCACAGCGCCACACCCGACGCCCGTGGCAGCAGCGACAACGGCGCCATCCATGAGCGCATCGGACACCCAGCGCCCACGCGGCTGGCTGGCGCCGCGCGCCGGCTGGCTGCGCTGATCAGCACAAGGACAGCAGGATGAGCAACGGGGCGCTGCATGCGCGGGAGCGCGAGGATCTGTCGCTGCATGTCGAACGCTGCGCGGAGCGCTACGAGGCGGTGAGTGCCGAGATCGGCGCGCTGCGGGCGCAGACGCGGCGAATCGAGACCGCCATCTGGGGCATCGTCGCGGCACTGGTCGCGCTCGGCGCCGGCGGCGCCCAGGTGCTGCCGGTGCTGCGCGCCCTGGCCCAGGGCGCCGGCCCATGAGTGCGGCGCTCGATCCCGCGGTGCTGGCCTGGGCGCTGGCGCGGCCGGCGGGCGATCGCTGGCGCGGGCTGGCGGAGGCCTTCGCCGCGGGCACCACCCGCGTCAGCTTTGACGGACGGACCGTCGAGTATCGCAGCCTGGCCGAGATCAGCGCCGCGCTCACCGCTGGCCACGGCGCCGAGAACAGCGCGGCCCGCCGCCCTGGCATCACCCTCGCCCGCTTCACGAGGTCCGCATGACCGAGAGCCCGCTCCTGACGCCGGCCGCCCTGGCGGCGGCGCTCGGCGTGCCCGAGGAGGCGTTCCGCGCTTTTGCCCGGCTGCGCGGGGTGGCTTGGGAGGCGCGCCTCCCCGCCGCCGACGCGGCCAGCCTCGCCCTGGCCTGGATCGCGACCGGCGGCAGCGCCGCGGGCCCGGTCGCCGAGGCAGCGGGAGCGCTGCTGGATGCGCTGGGCGCCGTGCCGCGATGATGGCGCGGCTGCGCTCGGCCTGGCAGGTGCTGCGCGGCTACGCCGCGGCGCAGGACAGCCGCGCCTCCGCCTGGGCGCCCTCCGGCGGCAGCGCGACGGCCGAGGTAGGCGCCGCCGCGCCCACCGTCGCGCGCCGCGCCCGCGATGCCGTCCGCAACGATCCCTACGCCGCGCGCATCGTCGATCTCTGGACCGGCAATGCAGTCGGCGCCGGCATCACCACGCGCTGGCCGGATAAGGCGCACGCCGAGGCCTGGCGCCGCTGGTCGGACAGCACGGCCTGCGACGCCGAGGGCCGTCTCGACCTCTATGGCTTGCAGGCCCTGGTCATGCGGGCGGTTGTGGAGAGCGGCGAATGCTTCGTTCGCCTGCTGCCGGCCGAGATCACGCTAGCCAATCCGATCGGCCTGCGGCTGCAGGTGCTGGAGAGCGATCACCTCGATACCGCCCGCACTGGCATTGTGGAGGGGGCGCCGACCATCCAGGGCATCGCGCTCGGGGAGGCCGGTGAGCCAGTCGGCTACTGGCTTCATCGCGTGCACCCCGGCGCATCCTGGGTTCTGCCGGGCGGTGTGACCTGGCTCAGCAGCCAGCGCGTGCCGGCGCGCGACGTGCTGCACATCTATCGCAAGCGCCGCCCCGGCCAGCTGCGCGACGTGTCCTGGCTCGCCCCGGTCCTGACCCGCCTGCGCGACCTCGGCGACTATGAGGCCGCGCTGCTGATGAAGGCCAAGATCGAGGCGTGCCTTGCCGCGGTGGTTTCGGAGGACGGGGACGAGGCCATGACCGGCCCGGCGTCGGGCCTGCTGCGCGACGCGCAGGGGCGCACGGTGGAGAGCTTCGAGCCCGGGATGATCCTGTATCGCCGTGGGATGGGCTCGGTGGAGGTAGTGAATCCGAGTGGGGGCGGCAGCCACGCTGCCTTCGCGCGGCGCGCGCTGGAAGCCTCCGCCGTTGGCACCGGCCTGACCTACGACCAGGTCGCCGGCGACCTGACCCAGGCGAACTACTCCAGCCTGCGGGCCGGCAAGATCGAGTTTCGCCGCCTCTGCGAGCAGGTCCAGTACGGCATGCTCATCCCGATGCTGGTGCGCCCCATCGCGGACCGCTTCCACGCGCAGGGCGCGCTGCTCGGGCTGTGGGGCGCCGACGTGCCCGATGGCCTGTCCCATGTCCCGCCCGCGCACGAGATGATCGACCCGCTGAAGGACACGACGGCGCTGATCGCGCAGGTCCGCGCCGGCTTCGTGCCGCAGCCGGAGGCGGTGGGCGCCTTTGGCTACGACTTCCGCCAGGCGGTCGAGATGATCCGTGAGGCGAACGCCCTGCTCGACGAGGCCGGCATCTCCCTGGACACGGACACGCGCCGCGTCGCGAAGTCCGGCGCTGCGCAGGATGCCGCGCAGATGGCCGCCGTCGAGATCGCCGCCACCGGCGCCGCCGCGCCGCCACGGCCCAATCCAACTCGTGGAGACCCCGCATGACGGCCGGCGCATATGATCCCGTCGAGGACATGCTCAAAGTGAAGTCCGTCCAGAAGAAATGGCGCGACAGCTTTACCGGCGCGGACCTCAACCCGGGGCGATGGACCAGCCAGATCGGCAGCGGCGCGACGATCAGCGTCGCCAGCGGCGCCCTCACGATGGCGAGCGGCACCATCGCGGACGCCGAGAGCTGGGTGCTCAGCACCGAGACCTTTACCGTGCCCTTCCGGGTTTCGATCGGGCTGACGCTCTCGCAGCGCATCGCCAGCCAGAGCTTCTGGATTGAAGCCGTCAGCGTGAACCGAGAGACGGGTCTGCCGGACGGGCTGCACGCTCTCAGCCTGCTCTTCGACGGCATCACCGCCACCCAGGCGAAGTACGAAGTGCAGAATGGCGGCCTCGCCCGCCTGACTTCGGCCGCCGTCACCTTCCCAAGCACGGCGGCGAACGGCGTCTACGAGATCGAGCCCTTCGCCGATGAGGCGTGGTTCCATGGCGGCACGCTCGACGCCACCACCGGCCGGGCCAATTCCTACCGCCGGCACCAGCAGATCCCGGATCCCAACGCGCTCTACAAGGTCCGGCTGCGCTGGCTGAACGGGGCCACGCCGCCGGCCAGCAGCACAAATGCCGTGGTGCAGTACATCGCCGTGCAGGACTATGCCGAGCTCACGGCCGAGATCACCGCCGGCCGCGGCCAGTCGGTGGCCGGGCAGAGCGTGGCCGTCGGCGTGGTCAGCATGCCGGCGGTGAGTGCGGTGGGCGGCCAGGCGCGCAACACCTCGGGCGCGGTGCCGGTGCTGGCCGCCACCGGCTACTCGGCCAACCCGGCCGCGGTGACCACCGCGCGCGGCGTCGATCTGCTGGCGACGCTGATCGGGGCGCTGGTCACCAAGCCCTACGCCATCCCAGAGGCCGACTG